TGTCTCGACGCCTGCTGATGCTATGGGTCATTCTCTTCTTCTACTTTGGGGTCCTGAGTCTCAGGGGAATTTCCAGCGGTGGTGCCAACTTGGAGGGCTTTGGTCCTTTGTTGCTCTCCACGGTGCCTTCGCCCTAATCGGTTTCATGCTCCGACAGTTTGAACTGTCACGTCTCATCGGTATCCGTCCCTACAATGCTATTGCGTTCTCTGGTCCTATCGCTGTATTTGTCAGTGTCTTTCTTATCTATCCACTGGGACAGTCTTCATGGTTCTTTGCTCCCTCCTTTGGGGTAGCAGCAATCTTTAGATTTCTATTGTTCCTTCAGGGTTTCCATAACTGGACACTAAACCCCTTCCATATGATGGGAGTTGCTGGTATACTGGGTGGAGCATTGCTATCAGCAATCCATGGCGTAACTGTAGAGAACACATTGTATGAAGATGGAGAACAATCAAACACATTTAAAGCGTTCGATTCCACTCAGGAGGAGGAGACCTATTCGATGGTTACGGCAAATCGTTTTTGGTCACAAATCTTCGGGGTTGCGTTTAGTAATAAGCGTTGGTTGCATTTCTTTATGTTGTTTGTTCCTGTCATGGGTCTTTGGGTCTCAAGTATTGGGATCATTGGGCTTGCTCTTAATCTTCGTGCCTATGATTTTGTGAGTCAAGAACTTAGAGCAGCAGAAGATCCTGAATTTGAGACATTTTACACAAAAAATATATTATTAAATGAAGGATTACGTGCTTGGTTGGCACCTGCTGATCAACCGCATGAGAATTTCATTTTTCCAGAAGAAGTTCTACCTCGTGGTAATGCTCTCTAACCTTTAATAAGGATTTCGTTATTAAAACTTTAACCTTAACCTTTAATAAGACCATGATATCACTTCAGATAAATAGTTAAAGAATTGTCTTATAAACCTGGTTGGAATGAAGAATTTTAAACAATTCATGTCAGAGTCAGTCAATATCTCTGGTGACTTTAACGGAAACCTATACATCAACTCTCAAGACCAACAACCTCAAGAGGAAGTTGGTGAGAGTTATGTTGCTGATATAACTTGGCAAAATAATATATACAGACTTGAGATGGTAACAAAGACTGGGTTACCATCAAAACAGGAATTGGCTGAAAAACTTCAGAGTGAATATCCTGGTGCAATGGTTCAAAACATTTATCCAGTAGAAGAGAAACAATTAAATATTCAAAACGCAAAGAGATATCATCCAGCAAAGTTAGATTGGGTATAAGTTATGGCTCAGTGGAATAAGAATACACAAGACTATCTCAATCAAGAGAGATCTCTATTTGAGGTATAAATATTTTCATATTAATAGGGAAAAATCAGTAGGGCACTAGAATGACAGAAGCATTTATTTGGGATGAAAACTTCAACTTGAATGTAGCACGAGGTAAAGTCCGTGGTGCTTCACCAGTCCATAAGTTTGGCGCGGTGCCAAGGATGTCCAACAACACAACTGGTAGTATGTGGGATGTTAACGATACGATCTATCCGTGGGCGGCATTGGACACTCCAGCAGTTGTGAATGTAGAACGCAATGATGTTGCCGATAATGGACTGATTGTTACTGTGCAAGGACTTGATACTAATTGGGATTTTGTAGAAGAAGAAATTACAATAACTGCTGGAGACCAGCTTGGCTCTACTCTTTTCCGTAGAGTGAACAGAGCATTTATTTCAGATACTGGCACCACAAATGCTGATGATATTAATATTGAAGCAGGTGCTGCTGGTGGCACAACTGTAGCAAGAATTACAGCAGGTCAAGGACAAACCCTTATGGCAGTTTATACTGTTCCTGCTGGTAAAACGGCGTATCTTTTAAAACTCAATACTTCTGCTGAAGACGGCAAAGATGCCAGTGGATTTCTATATGTAAGAACTACAGACACAATACCATTTAGAGTAAAACACACTTGGGAATTTTCTGGTTCTGCTGGTCCTTATGACTATAACTTTACTATTCCACTTGTAATTACAGAAAAATCAGACATTGATATTCGTGCTACAACACGAGATAAAAACGGCAGGTATACAGTAGCATTTGATTTATTACTTCTAACGGAGTAGTAGGTAAGTGATAAACCACTTCCCACGATGTGTTAAAAAAATCTCATATCTTTAACACATCAAAGACAACGTGTTAAGTGTCACACCACCTCATTGACTGGGGTGGTTTTTTATTGTATAATGACTTTGTAACTAATCAATCCCATGAAACTTTGGATGCTCGGAAATCGTCTTACCACTGAGACATATGAACGTAGTAGATTTATTGAAGAGGCAGATAAATATGGCATTGATTTCACAGTAACATATGCTGATGAAATTGATTTGATTGTATCCCGTGATGACCGTAAATCTATTCGGTATCGTAATGATATTGTTTCTCTCCCAGACTGTTTACTTGCTAGGACTGGGAGTGGCACTGGTTACTTTAACCTCAGTGTTCTCAGACAGTTTGAAAGGTTGAATGTATTAACCTTACCAAATTCAAATTCAATTGAGGCATCAAAGGATAAGTTGTATGCCAGTCAAATCTTGGCTCAAGCAGGACTTCCTATCCCTAAAACAATGCTTACACGGTTTCCTTGTAAATCAGAAACCGTTGAGAAACAGGTTGGATTTCCTTGCGTTATGAAAGTTGTGACTGGTTCTCATGGTGCTGGTGTTTTTCTTTGTGAAGATGCTAAACAATTTGAGGACTTGTCGGAACTTATTTCTTCTTTAGATTATAAAAACTCTATGATTATTCAAGAGTATATTAAAGAATCAGAAGGAAAAGATCTAAGGGTAATTGTGATTGGAGGTAGAGTTGTCGGTGCTATGCAACGCACATCTACAGATGGTTCATTTAAAGCCAATATTTCCCGTGGAGGTCAAGGGAAAGCATATGATGTTGACGACGAAATGGAAATGCTTGCGATTCAAGTTGCAAAAGTTCTTGACCTTGATATTGCTGGTGTTGATTTATTATTTCATAGTGATGGATACCGAATCTGTGAAGCAAACTCCTCACCAGGATTTGAAGGATTTGAGAAAGCATTAAATATTAATGTTCCTCAAAAAGTTTTTGACTATGTTAAACTCAGATGTGGAGGATGATTGATGGAAGTAATTATAGAAGGCAAGGTAAAGACTGTATACGCAGGTGACGATGCACAGCAAGTCATCATTGAGTACCATGATAAGGTAACTGCTGGCAATGGTGAGATGGTTGATCATCCATTGGGTAAAGGTTCTCTTTGTTGTAGTATCTCTGCTCTTATCTTTGAGACACTTGCCAAAGAACATGTTCCAACACATTATATCAATATGGTTGGAGCTAATAAGATGATCTGTAAGAAGGTAGACATCGTTCCACTAGAAGTCATCTGTCGCAATCGTGCTGCTGGTTCTATTGTCCGTGAGACAACTCTCCAAGAAGGTTACTCACTGCCACATCCTATTGTTGAGTTCTTTCTGAAGGATGATAGTAAGCATGACCCTCTACTCACGAAAGACCGTGTGCGTCTGATGGGATATAATCCTGATCCTCTCATTGAGATGACACTACGGATCAATGACATCCTTCGTCAGATGTTTTACATCTTGGGTATTGATCTTGTAGATTTTAAAGTTGAGTATGGATACACTGCACACGGTGAGTTGCTACTTGCTGATGAGATCAGTCCTGATAGTATGAGGCTCTGGAAGATTGGTGGTGACGAGAGATTTGATAAAGATCTATTCAGAAACGATGAGGGTGATATTGTTCCTGCCTATCGTGAGATCCTTGACAGACTACAACCACTTGCTATTCAATGAAAAAATCATCACGAACTCTTATAGGTGCAGTTATAGTTCTCCTTGCATTACCTTTGATACTTATGTTGATATGGAATGCTGTCATACCAGGTATGTTTGGACTACCAACTTTGGGATACTGGTCTGCAATGGGATTATATCTAGTTTGTAGTTTATTATTTAAATAATGAAACACAAAATCCCTGATGAGATTAGAAAGAATTGTTTTGATTCCTTCAAGAGTTTGAATGAAGCAGAACGTGCTGTTGTTATGTTTGGTGAGGATGAGTATCGTAAGTCATTAGACCTTGAGAATGATGATGCTCCCTGTTGGAAGATACCAAGTGGAGAATCAACATCCTTTGTTGGTTGGAATCCTATGTGTATCCCTACAATGGATTACATAGTATGGAAACTAAAACGTCGTGAACAAATTGCCAGAGGTGAAATCATTGGATAAATTATCTAAAGAAGAGATGAGATCTAAGATCAAAGAGTTCTCTGCACTTCTCAAAAGTCAAAGAGAACACTGGGACAAGGAAGATAAGATTGGATTTACATATTCTTGTGATCTAATCTCACAATCATTGATTACTTTATACATTCGTTTAGGAAGAGACTAATGGATTACAAAACTTCTGGTGTTGACATTGAAAAGGGACGATCCTTTGTAGAGTATCTTAAAGTATTGGCACCTAGGATTGGTGGATTCAATGGGATGATTCATGTTCCACCAGGATATGATCAACCTGTGTTGGTATCTGGTGCTGATGGTGTCGGAACTAAAATTAATATCTGTAGGATTGCTGATGATTACACCACTATTGGTCAGGATCTCGTTGCTATGTGCGTCAATGACGTTATATGTTCTGGTGCTAAACCATTATATTTTCTAGATTATATCTCCACCAAATCATTTGATGCCAATGTCAGTGACATTGTTTATGGAGTTGCCACTGGTTGTGGACTTTCTGGTATGGAACTCCTGGGTGGAGAAACAGCAGAGCATTACAGACAAAATGATTATGACCTTGCTGGATTCTGCACTGGTGTTGTAGAGAAGAATGAGATTGTTGATGGCCAGAATATCAGACCTGGTGATGTAGTCATTGGTATTGAGAGTAGTGGTCTTCATAGTAATGGTTACACACTCATCAATGATATGCTATGGAGACATAAGATCTTCTATAAAGATATGCCAGAGTTGCTAACACCAACTACCATCTATGCTCCTCTAATCCAGCACCTGTTGGACGAAGTTCCTATCTTAGGCATGGCTCATATTACAGGTGGGGGACTACCTGAAAACCTTCCTAGGTGTCTTCCAGCAGGTCTTACCGTTGATGTTGACTATGATGCTTGGGAGAGACCAGAACTCTTTAACAAGATCCAGGAGGCAGGAGAGATTGCTGAGGATGAGATGAGAAATGTATTCAATCTTGGTATTGGATTCTGTTTGGTGGTGCCACAAGAGGTAGCAACATTAACTCAATCTTTAATTGCTGACACACCATTTGGTATGCGATCTTGGATTATTGGAACAGTTAGATAAATGTTGACTATCACTAATCATTTAGCTGCTTTT